TACTGCTGAGAGTTGTAATACTGGTTAAGTGCCTGACCTTGCCCCTCCAGAGACGATAAGTTCTCGAGGCTGCCGACATACTTCTCAGCCAGAGGAGTAAACGGCTTCAGGTTATTCATGATGGTGTTGAACTGCTGATTTTGCAGGTCTGCGGCATACTTCTGAGCTTCTGCTGCATACTTTGCGCTTTTATCAGAACTGCCACCTTTCCCGCCTTTTTCAGGGCAATAAGGTTCCTCGCCGCGCAGTTTTCTGCCCAGCTTAAATGCATATAACATGGCTATCTCCCGTGATTCAGGAAGTCGATTAGTTCTTCGCGTGTGGCGCTGTAAAACGTCACGTCATCCACGCCTTTGAAGTATTTCTTGATGGTTCCTACACGCTTAAGGCCAATCATTGCGCAGTACATCTGACCGTGGCGAAATTTGCGTGCAGCAAATGATGTAACGCACTGAACGGTGGTGTTGGCGAGAATGTATCGCCAGAACGTCAGCCCGATTTCCTTACTGAATCCTCTAATCTCAGGCAGATACATGGCGTGGCAGTCAAAGGTCAGCGGCTGAATCTCGTTGTAATACACGATGCCACCGAACTGACCATGTACGTTCACTTCGAAATAGCGGCACTCAGGCTTGTAGTCGTATCCGTCACCGTTGTTACTCCCGGCGATGATGTCGGGATGGTTGCCGACCGTTTCTATCAGGTCGATGTTTCGGGTGGGAGTGAATGTAATCATTAATCAATCAACCCATGTGCACGCAAGGCGTCTTCCAAAGCCTTAGTGCGCCGACGCTCAGTAATTAGAGCATTGGCTATAGCCTGGATTTCAGATTGCGTGTAAGTATCGCTAACGGCGAATGTCAGGTCAGCATCGAATACGCCTTTATTCGCCGTACCTGTTGCCGCGGTCCATCCAGTCTGGCGAGCGCCAACAACTTTTGTACCGTTAACAGAATAACTTCCTGATACGTTAAGGGATGAGGCAAGAGTTTGAGTTCCTGTTCTGCTGAGTGAAACATAATCAACGATTATCTCTGATACTTTACCGTCGATATCCTCAACTTTTATTTTCAGACCATTAACATCATTCTCTATTTCAAGAAGCTTTACTTTTATTCCTGAAATATCCTCTTCTGTTTTTGCAATTCTTTTTTCGTGCTCATCAAGAATTACATCCTGCTCATCATTTCTGACCTGCGCATCATAAGCACCGCCTCCTGCCTGATTTGCCTTTTCTGCAATGGAGCCAACATCAGTACCCTGATTTATGACATACAGAAGGTAAGACTGACTGAATATGTTGCGAGGGAGAATAGATGCATCAATGCGTGCAGCCTGAACCACGACAGGCTTATTAAGTGACGGGTCTGCCATATGTTACTCCAGACGAATTTGACACCCGGATAGTGTTACAGGTGATTTGGTGATTACCCGCAGTTTGAATCCGATTAATCGACGAATACGACCTACACGCTTCCATAAAACTCTCTTGTCGTACACAAACGGCTCATTCTGCTCAATCATCTGTTCGCGACCGTAATTGATTCCGTCTGTGGTTGCAGACAGGAACAGGCGGTCAGCGTATTGAGCAACACCAGTGGATGATTCAACTTCGAGGTCGAAGCATCTGGCGTTATCTGCCTTGAAGAGGGGCGTAAACAACAGGTGTTCTTGCTGCTTGTCGTACTGACTACTAATGTCAAATTGCAATTTCCCAGTCACCGATTCCAGCTTATCGCCGCACGTTATCTGATTTCCTTCGTAAATGAAGTCGATAGCGCGGTACACATCGTCGTATAAACCTGTTTTCAGTACGCACCATTGCGGCCCGTTCTGGCTTGATGAGGCATCGTAAACCAGCACATGACGCGGGAGATGAATAATCAGAAGCTCATGAGAATCGAAGCGCAAAGTTTCCATTATACCCGTCGCCAGTTCTTCAGCTGTGTATGAGCGGATAATCTTCTCAATACTGGCGGTCGCAATTGGTGAAGCCTGCCCTGACCCGATGATGTAGACGGAAGGTGCGCCAGTAGCCGGATGACTGATGAATGCGTATGAGTCAGCGAATGGCGTTTTACAGTATGTTCCGGCAATGCCCTTCTGTACCATTAACGATGGCTGTGCGACATACAACGCAGCGCCAACGGTGGTTGCACCAGTCAGGGAAAAATATTCAATCGTCGATGAACCAAAGCAGACAATGAAGTCTCGCCATGTGCCGATACCGATGATGCCGTCCGGCTGCGATTCTGCGCGATATTGTGCGCTGTATCGGTCAGGATGCGATTCGTCTTCAAGGTCAGTGATAAACCATGAATCAGTGCCGTCTTTTGACCACGCATAACGCCCACGTAAGCGAGTAATGTCACGGACTGAACCTAACTCATACTGCGTGAATCCGCTGTCTGCAGGCCAGTTTGCCATCGTCTTAACGGCGCCATCGTATCGGTACTCGATGAGCTGACCGTTCACACCTACCGCCTGAGAAGTACGACCGTGAGCAAGAGATACGCGGCCTGCCCCGGCAACGTCTCCGACTACGGTTTCGCCTTTGTAGAGCTTCCCACCACAGACGCGATATACGGCGTTCTGAGCGGTATTGTATTCAACACCACGCGATACACCATTTACATCGTTTCGCTTCGCTATGCCTGGGAATGAGCGTAAATAACCCGATGAGTTGAGGGCTTCTTTCGGTGTGGCCAACATATTGATTGGTAGGTAATCAATGTAGTCGGCATTCTTGAAGTCTTTACCCATTCCCTTCATCATGGGGAGTTGTTGAATCGGCATTCTGCTCTCCGGGGAAATAATGCCATTCGTTCAGATTGGCGAAACTGTTTCCACTGCCAGTTGGCATACGTGACGGGTAAGGTGCTCGTTTAGCTCTGGCGATGGCGGTCTGCTTGTAGAGAAGTTCCTTTCCGTATTTAGCCGTAGCGATAATTTTCGCTGTGGCCTCAAGCGCATAATCTGGGGCAATTCGGCAGGCCAGATTATGGAATACGGCGCTGATTGCGCTGGAACGTAGGCCGTGGTCGTCACCTTCGGCTGGCGGGTGATCATCATCTGAGAATACATAGCCGGTGATGATGCCCTTTCCGTCCTGATACCACTCAGCCATCATCGCTTCGAGGTCATCTACGGCATCCTGCATGGACTGAGGTTCGACATCGGTGAGGGTGGCATCAGATGCCACGCCCAACTTACGAAGCGCAGCCCTGACCAGATCGCCTTTAGTCTTTATCTGCATCAATTACCGCCTTGGACTTACGACCTTTGCGTGGCTTAACATCGTCTGCTTCCACGGGCAGCAACTTTGACGGATGGTCAAGCCAGCCATCTTTGATATATTCATGAAGTTCGCCGGAGTCGATGATCTTCATCTGGGCCATTACGCCCCACACCATGACGCTTCCGCCCGGCTTATAGATTGCTATTTTCATAGCCACTCCATAAAAAAAGGGGCCTAAGCCCCTGTTAGTTACGCAGTCTGACCAGGCAGGCCAACACCGATTGCTTCCGGTCGTGTCGCGTTTACGCCGTACCACAGCGCAATACGGCACAGGCCGGACAGGGTGGAAATATCACCCTGCGTAGCGAAGATACCGTTAAGGCCGACATCCGGGATGCTGAATGAGGTAGTTTTCATACCTGCAAACAGTTCGTGGTTAGCCGGAATGGGCTGAGACACAATACGGATGGCGTCATCAGCCCAGAACACGTTGGTGCGAGCATCCTTAACGTTCAGGATGTTCACCGCCATTGCATCAGCCAGCGAGGTGTTAACGTTGGCGTATGCCCGTTGCTCAGGAGAAAGAGAAACATCATCCAGTGCTACAGGCTTCGGCGTGATTTCAACGTGAGTACCATCAACAACGCGAACTACGGAGAAAGTCGCGTCCTGCGCCAGTACGTTCTTAGCCATCTGACCAAGGAACTTCACGCCAGTAAACGAAATTTTGTCGCCGCGTTTCAGGCCGGTAGTTGCAGACAGGGTGACGGTAGCAAAACGGTTATCAACGTTAACTTTGTTGCCATCGTTATCCAGTTGCCATGCGACAGGCTTGAAGGACTGCGCACCGGATACAGTGATGCCAGTTGCAGTAGATTTGGTCAGCACAGGAAGTTTCGGAGAGCGCAGGACATCATCGAAGCCAGCAACCTGACGCTGGATAGTGCCATCGCGGTACGCTTCTTCAGGAATGCGCCCGAAGATATCGCGCTTATTCAGGTCATAACCCGCCTTTTTGTAGTCCTGTGGGTTGAAGAAGTACGATGTCCCCATGTCGCGGTTAAGTTCGCGGGAGAACATCAGTTCTTCTGCATCGGCCACAAAGTTCCATGCGTCTGCGGTGTTAGTGCCGATAGCGTCCGGCGAAGTGATAACCAATGACCCCATCTCGGCGGCCATGTTTGCGACTTTCAGCTCAACGTTGTTAGCCAGTTTGCGAGCTGCTGACTGGATGCGGTGACGATACGCAGTCTCGTCTCGCAAGTCATCTGCGCGTAACTGGAAGAAGTCGTTATCCGGCTCTCCCATGTTTACCGCGACGTTAAGCTCCAGTAACCCTGTCGCTTTATCAGTTAAATCCCAACCCTCCTGAGTGGGGGACTCCTGCTCTACAGGCATCCAGATGGTATTGCTGGAGCGCTGCATAGAAGCCGCAGGCGGGGTGTATTTCTTGGCTTTCTGCGCCATTGGAGTGATTGCGGAGATGGTGTCAATAATCTCATCCACCGCCAGTGTAACAATTTGACCTTCGTTCAAAGCCATTATCGGATTCCTTTAAGTTTTGCCTTTAGCTTGCGGTAAGTTTCCACATCTCCCTTGCTCGCAGCAGCATCCATTTGTTTACGAATGGCATCTTTATTTGCTGCGCTGACATCACCGGTAATCGGCTGGTCAGCAGGGGGAGCGGAAGAGATTTGTTTACCGCGAGGCTTGAGAGTTAAGCGTTCGGATAGTCGAGTGAGTTCAATCAGCGCGGACTGCCCATCCATCGCCAGTAACTGGCGGGCTTTCTCCGGGTTTGCACCCAGGTGATACATGAGCGCGGCGGACTTCTCCGGGAACAGGCGCATAATGTCGGCCCCAACCGCAGGCGGAACCAGTTGCATAAAAGCGTCTTCTTTCTCCTGATAATCAGGGATGTTGAGTTTTTCCGCTGCGTCATAGTGTTTGCGGGCAGCTTCGACGTATTGCGCTGATTGCTGGGTAAACTCCTGAGTCTTGCGCCCCTGTTCTGCTACGGCATTGCTGCGGGCGTCCTGCGCTTTCATTAGCCATTCGGTATTAGCAGCATTGAAAGCGGCAAGCGCACGGCTGTTGTCGTAGTCATATTTAGCCAGGCCTTCTTCTGACAGATAGGCGTTAATGTCCGGCTGAGGAGGAAGGTCAGGGTTTACCCGTAAACTCTCCGGCAATTCTCCGCGTTTAACTGCCTCCATCTGCTGCTCAAGCTCGCGCTGTCGTTTGCGCTCGATGCGGCGGCGGGCGAATTCTGCGTTCTTTGCCGGGTCTTGTTTTGGTGCTGTCTCATCGTCCTTCAGGACAATCTCAAATCCCTCTTCATGACCTGCGTTGTCGTTGGCATTATCGACAACTAAGCTATCAGCAGATGCCGCTGCATGATCGCCGGACAGGGTTAAGTCTTCAGTTGCCTGAATTTCGGTGGTTGGTTCCATGATTAACTCTCTCTTATTGAGGTGTCTCGGCTACACTGCCGGAAGGTTGATTTTGTCTCTGCGATTGCAGGATGTTGGCAATGTCCATTCGCTGCTTGTGCGTCTGTTCATCACCTTTAAGGAGTAACTCAGCATTTGCGCGAGCGTCTTCGCTGCGGTCCTGCTGGAATGAAGCAACAGTTTTAAGGAACTCTCTAAACTCAGATTGTTTACTGAGGTCCATGTTGTTGAAGATTTCTGCGATTCTGGCAGCGTTAAGCTGGTTCTGCGCTTCGACTTTAGCTGCATCGATTTGCAGGGACAGTGTCTGGTTCTGAGCTTTAGCCAGTTCAGCCTGCCCCTGCAGGAGTACGCCCTGAGCCTGAACCATTGCCGGGTCTTGTTGACCTTGTTTGGCTTGTTGCGCCTCTACTAACCATTGCTGCTCTTCAGGCGTTTCTGGCTTCTTAACACCCATCTGAATAAGCTGCTTACTGGCATAATCGCGCATCATCTCAACGCCTTTGCCATCAAGCAGTGTGAAGTACTGAAGCAACAGCAGTTGATATTCTGGCGTTCCCTGTGGCGTCTTGCCGAGCAACTCAAGAATTTCTGCACGGTTTTGCTGCTTCATGGACTGGAATGATGGCCCAACATCCGTGTAGCACTCATAGCGCCCCCTGATATCGTTCAGTACCTGCCGTTCACCAGTGGAAAGGTCAACAACCTCAGCCATTAGCTGAACCTCTTTTTCGCTGCCATCCTCAAGGGTGATTGTCACGTTGCGAGGAACATCGTAGATGTCATTAACTATCGACTGGTAAATCTCACCATCACGGCGCATAGCGGTAGCCAGATTATCCTGAAACACGTATGTCTCAAGGTCAGCCCGCATATTGAGTTGGTTTACGGTATCGAATGCAACCTGATTACCATTAACCGACCCAGCATCTACACCAAGAGTGGCAACCTCTTTTACTGCGCTGGTTGCAGCTTCCAGCATATAGGCGTTGGCTTGCGGGACCTCCGGGTTTTCGTAATATGCCAGCGGCTGAGTTGGCATTTCTCCGTTGTTCTCATCCGTGCGATTGAGCAGGTAATACGGGTAATCGTCGTTACCGTCATACATATGCTCAAAGCCTGCAATCTGTTCAGGCCAGAAGAACGGCTTCTTCTTCGGAGTGCGGGCAACGATGTCGGCGTTGAACGACATAATCATGTTGCGCAGACGCTGACCGTCTTTTGTCAGGCGGACGACACCCTCATACACTTCTTTATCTTCAACGAAGCCCCACTCTCCGAATACCGGAACAATGGGGATATGTTCGCCAGCAATGAGCTGCTTGTCTTTGAGTACAGCAGTGCAGGTGATAATCGATTTGTATACCCGGCGACGCTTAATCTGGCGCTCTGCAATTTTGATAAATCCACTATCAGCCAGGTCGTCGATGACGTCTTTAATATCGCGCTTAAAGTAGCTTACCGGCTCACCCGTAACCGGGTCTTGGTAGATAAACGCCGTCTCTTTCTTCTCGACCACTTCGTAAAACTCAGCGATCTGAATTGTGTCCTGCGTCAGCCATGGAAATACCCAATCGTTGGGGTTCTGGAATGATGGAATATCATCAGCATCGAGGTCGTATTTTTCTGCGAAATCCTCCCAGCCATTCTGACTCATCGAGTGGATAACTGTGCAGTGACGGGCGTCAGACTTATCCATCAGTTTGCTGTTGCTGTCCCAGATAACATGGGAGCAGGCACTATGGATAGGCTCTCGACGGATAACCTGATTGTTGCTCGTTGGACTTTGGTCTTCGTAGTCAGTGACCAGACGCCACGCACCTACACCTGCTTCAATCTGCTCACGAACAGCGACGTTGACCGCGATTTTTGCCGTATTGTGTCGCATGTCTGTGCGATACATGCCCATCAGCACATCAGCAGCGTCAGGACTTGCTCCATCCTTTGGACGATACAGAACATCAATAGGGTTCTGACGCATCTCAGAAACGAGCTTGCGCACCACTGGACGTACAACATCGAACTGCCCGCGATACTGCAGGGTTGTGTATTGTGATAGCCAGTCATCCCACTGAGATACGCGGGAGAAGAAGAGATCATTCTTGGCCTCCCTTCTGGCTTCATCGCTGGCTGTCCAGTCCGCATCAAAGCGCGACAGGATGCTCTCCAGCCTGTTTTTATTGTCGGCCATTATCGTCCTCTGCGTACTGGTCTAATCGGTGCGGGGATTTTCTTTTCTTTCGGCTTTCTGATATCGCGCATCATCCTGGCGAAGCGGCGCATCATGTAGCCGTAGCGAGTAGCATCGAGCACATCATCGTTGGTCTTGACAATCTTGCCGTTCTCATCGCGATGATATAGGCGGAACTCTTCAAAAAATGGTTCGCATGTGTTGAATACTTTGAATCTTCCTTCAAGCATCAGGTCACGAAGTTCACTAATGCCTGACTCTACTGAGTTACCGCCATCCGGGAACGTTGCGTGTTCGGGAAGCATAGAGAACCCGGCGTCCGCATATTGGGTTTTAAGTTGCTCACCACCGCCCTTTTCGTGTTGGTGACCGTCATGAGGCCACGCGACAGGTATTTTGTTAGCCCACGACTTAACAGCACCCCATGCCTGAACGGCAGTGTTCTCTGATTTCTTCCATACACGCGCCAGATAGAAAACATCTGCGTCTTTGTCCCACCAAAGCTGAATGTGAGCTTGCGGGTGATTCCAGCCGAAGTCCTGAGCGTCGATAACATAGAAGTGATCGGGACACTCAAACGGCTGGCACTTAATCGTCTCTTCCGGTATCTGGAATATTCGACCGCTACCCATCGTAGGAATACCGCGAGCACGCGCCTCTCTCTCATGCTCAGGATAGGATGCGATGATTTGCTCTTTCTGCTCTTCGGTGTAGTGCTCAGCGTCATAGATGGTCATGTTGACCACTTTCTGCGACTTACTGGGATTCTTCAGGAACTTGGTAACAACGTCAGACATCCCCATCAGCGGGGTAAACGTCAGAATTGAGAATTGCCCGTATTTGTTTGTACGGGTAAGACCTTCGCTATAGATGCTATATGGCGGCTCTTCGTCAAACCAGACGCCGTGAATTGTGTCGCCCTGCCAGCGGGCGCGGCCCTGTGAGTAAGGCTTAAAGTAGCATATTGAGATGCCATCTTCGACGCCTTCTGGCGTGTGGTGCTTAACAAGAAGGTGATCAACAAGATTAGGGAAGAACGGAGACTTCTTCCAGCTAATGATGTCCTCTTTCGGGATTGACCCATAGCCAGGTTCATCATTCTCTTCGATACGCCCGCACAGGATGCGTTGAGTCGTTTTGGTTACAGTCTCGTTTGTTTCACCGCCAATCCAGAAGACAACTGGCTCATAGAAACGCTTACCTTTCCACTCTCCGCCATATTTACCATCAGCCGGATAACCTTTCGTTCCCGGGTATCGCCCGGTAAGGTGAAACGCGACTTCAGCAGCTCCAGTAAATGACTTACCAAGCTGGTTACCAGCCATAAAACATCGCTCTGGATAGTCATGACCTGCGTCGATGAACTCACGCTGTTTGCTGTATGGCGTAAACTCATATAGCAAGTGTGTATTTCGGTAGTTCTCTTCTTCTTCGAGTAGCTCGAGCAATTCGATTTGCTCTTCGTCGCTCAGGTTATCAAGAATCGCGTCCAGTTCCACGGTTGAATAGCTCCTTGATACGAGAGCGGCGCTTATCGCGATCTCCCTTATCAGGTGTCACGTCTTCAACTTGCGACTGCTCTTTGAGGCCCAAATCGCGGGCGATGATGTTAGCGTTGAGAAGATCAGCGGCTGCGCCGGAGAATTTTTGGTCGTAGATGATTTGCTCTGCTCGCGTAACGACCTCAGATAAGTCTTCTCTCACCCTGTATTGTCGCCATGTTTCAAGCGTCACATCGAGGAATAGCGTTAGCCCAGTGATGGTCATCGCCCGCATCTTGGCGATAGGCTCTTGTGTAACTTCTCCTTGATACGAGAATGCCTTCATCTCCCATAGTGGGTTAGCTTCCACCCATTCGAAGTATTCACAACAAGCAGCCCACAGCTCCTCGGGCGACTCGAATTTCGGGTTACGCCCATGGCTACTGCGGGCCTCCCAGAATCGGTTGCCCTTTGGTGCTGCCATAAGTTAACTTCCTGATGTTGTTTCGATAGTCACGTTAGCCGAACCATCAAAGGACGTTGAACCTGTGACCGCGCCGGTTAGTGTGATAGTGCGAGCAGTAGATAGCCTATCTGCTGTATCTGCATTCGTTACTGAACCGCCTGCTGCTGTGTACTTAGCTTCAAATGCTGTCTTGCTCATATAGAGCAGCTCGCCGTACTGGCTCAGAAACAGGTAGCCGCCCACTTCCGGCTTGAACACAGCAACGGTTTGCGCTGACATGTACTGGTCAGCATGCGGACCGTCGAATTCTGCGTTTGCACTTCCGTCATTAGCGTATTTGATAGCTTTAATCGGAAGAGCAGACACATATTCACCATCAGCATCTTTGTAGAGAGGCCATGATGGTGTGAAGTTTGGGTTTGCCATTACTTGGCTCCTTCTTTTTCTGGTTCATGAAAGAACGGCAGGAAGTGACTGAACATTCTGTCAAGCATGTAGCAGTAGGTTTCGTTTGCGTCGCCAGGATAAGTGGTTACACCAACATCTCGGCAGACATAGAATGCGACGTGAGCGCATTCATGAACCAATGTGGCAGCATTTCCATTGAATACCCCAAACAGGTAAAGGTTCTCGCCTGTTTCGGTATTGCAATATGACTGTGTTGCCCCCGCCAGCATCTCATTCCCGCCGCTATCAACTCCAAGATGAATACAAGCCTGATCCCACTCTTCCTTTGAACGACACAGGTAGACATTGGCGCTATGGAACAATGGCACGAAGAACCGGGGAAGTTTAGGCCACTTCGTCTTTGCCATTCGTTATGCTCCGGCAGTGAACAGGTCTAACGCTTCTTTTGCCTCACGAATAGCCTTTTCTGCGCGAGCTAATGCCGTTCCTTCACCCTGCGCCAAAACCAGTTGGTCTTTGAACAGTTCTAAGTTCAGCTTACTTCCAGCAACGAATGCGATCGCTTTCTCTGCTGCTGCGGTATCGCTTTGAACTAAACGGAGGATATCGAGGTTCATCTGCTGTAATTCTGTCAATGCTGTAATCTCTGCCATTGTGTTGGCTCCGGTTGTTGGGATAAACCATTGTCGAGACCACTCATTGAATGACCCCTGCAATAACCGATGTCTTTCCATCAGTCCGCCACCACAAAGAATCTTTTTTGCCATAAGGATGGAGGTTCATCTTTCAGTGGCTGCCAGTGTTATTTCCCCACTTACTGGCTTGGGTTGTTTCGCGGTACTGCCGTAATGTACAAACTGGATTAACCAGCAGGAATCACACCATGCCGGGCAAATACATTTGCACTTCATTTGCCGCTCTCTCACGTGCAACATGAAGCAATCTTTTTCGCCCACCAACGCCCCACTTAGCCATTTGGCTTGCGCACTGGCTTATCGCTTTGGTTTCAGTGTTGATGATGTGGTCAATTTTGTTCAGGCGAGACATGGCACCAACGCCGAGACGGACAACCGTTTTGAAAACTTCATAAACTTCGATTTCAAATTCCGGCTTAATCCATGCTGCGTATCTGATTGCCAGTAGTTCAACACCCCACACACCAGAATCAACCCCACCCTTTATTACTTTAAGTGGTTGAATTTCTTTCAAAGCTCTTTTTTGAGCTTTGGCTTTTAGTGCTGAAATGAACCGTTTAATCTGCGCACTCCTCAGAAAATTACTGGGGCGTTGAGACTCTGTAGCCTCTCCGTTTGCAACTGCTGCTGCATGGAGATCGTTTAAGTTGTAGCGTCCGTCCTCATCAACACGAACGGAAACGCCGTTTACAGATACGGTTGGATATTTCATCGGTTGTTACCTTTTAGTGATGAACCTTGTCACACAGGAGTCCGGCCCACAGAAAGGCACCGATCGCCAAACCGGCATCCTCAAGGGTCATCCTGAAAGGTTCTGTGTTCAGAAGTCGCGCGTGTGAAGCGTCTTTACTGCGGATATAAAAAAGCCCCGCATTACGAGGCATTTTCATGAAAGTCACCTGTCAAATTTCTATGTGATGGAAATTATTCCAGGCATTGCGTCCTGATGTACTCCTGAAGCGTTCTCAGTGCTGCTTGGTCACTGATGATTCCGTCCCGGATACCGAGAACGTTTCGTCCAGCAACTGGAGAGAGTTCGACGGTGGCATCATTGCCCATGCCGGAGGCGCTGGAGGTTTCGGCTGAGGATGGCACAGAACATTTGCCTTTGACGAGCACCCGACCACCATTATCAAGCTTGCGCCGAAGAGCATCATTTTCAGCTTTCGCATCAGCTAACTCCTTCGTGTATTTAGCATCGAGTGCATCAGCATCAAGCTGGCGCTGCTGCATGTCAGTAATGGTGGCGTTCGCCTTCTCCAGTTCACTGGCCTTGTTATCGCGCTGCTCTTTGTAGGCGATGGCGTTATCACGGTAATGATTTGCCAGCCGACCGGAAACAATTAGAGAGACGAGCAACAGGCCAACAAACATCGTTTTCCAGTTGAACATCATGACAGGAACAGCGCTCTTTCTCGCCGCCTCCGTGGAAGGAGAATATCAGGGTCTTTACCAGCTTTTTTCCATAGCAGGAAAGCATCTGCTGCTGCATGGTAATTCTTTAAATTCAACTGGCGCAGAACGGTAGAGCCAGCAAATGCTGATTTACCTATATTGAATATAAGACTACATAGTGCATCATACTGGTTCTGATTCAGCTGGACGCGAACAAGACTACTTATCGCATCTTCAACCCACTGCAAATCCTCTTTAAGCAGTTCAGACGATTTTTCGGATGTGATTGTCATCCCTGATACGACAGGATTACCATCCACTTTTCCGGTATGTCCAACCCCAATGGTTGGTATCCCCCTGCTATCTGGATAGGCTTTTAGTCTTTCGCCTTCTTCACGTTTTAATCTGGTGATTCCGTTACTGCTGATTTGCATCATCGACTCCGGCTTTTTTAGCAGCGAAGCGTTTGAT